CATCTCGATAAACCTTTAACTGATTGTCGTCAGTATCATAAAATAAATCTCCTTCAGCAAGATCTTGTGTGTTTGCTGATGGAGCTGTTGTTGCAACATAAAATTGATTTGCTAGAAAGTTGAGTGCTCCTTCTACATCTGAAGTGTTAGCTAATGTACCTACAGGATTAGACAAGCTAATTCCTGCAGCATCAGCCGCACTACCACCAACTGCCGAAGATATTGTCAAGGTTGTAGTTTGTGAAGTGGCGTTCAGGGTAGTATTATTAGGAGTAATAGTTATCGTTGTTGCCATTATCTTGTTACATTTTGTGTAACTCTTGCTACACCTTGAATTAATCTAGTCATTGAATCAATGCTAGAATTATATATTTCTAAATCATAATAGTATTTACCTGCTGTAATATTTGCTGTTGTTGCGTGTCCAAGGGACATTTTCAGCGCACCATTTGCAGCATCTGTTATTGCACAGGTGAATGTTGCTGTTAGGGTATTTGAAGAGGGGGTAGGTCGAAGTTGAGCGGATGCTGTGTGACTTGATAAGTTTGTAGCGACTCCGTCTTCGGCAATAGTAATCGAGAGTGCAAAGTCTGCTCCCTGATCGATAACTATATCATAATTTCCCGCTGCCATAAAATACTCCTATATGCAATAATTATACCAAAAACTTGAGGTGGTGTCAAGAACTATTTTTGGGGGGTGTTTTCTTTACCCTACGATTTAGGATACTTGTCCTTAACTGCTTCTAACTCTGTATAAAAAGACGTTAATTTTGCATTATCCCCAAATACTCCGTCATCTATGGCGTGCCAAAGTAAATCAAGCTGAGTTCCCAGGGTTGGATAATATTTTTGTCTTTTATCAGAGTAAGTTGCATTTGCTGTTTCTAAATCTATATTCATGTTAATCTCCTATTTACTATTATATTTTGCCCTGCAGTATAATATTTGTCTTTTTTAAATTGTAATGTATGTCGTCCTGCCATTGTTCCTGTAAAAGTTAAATCTCCGCTTTCATATGTACCTTGAGATACTTTATTCAAAAATATTTCAGTTCCTGCTGGACATCCTGTAACTGTAACTGTACCATCAACATCAATAGTAGTTGCAGAAAAAGTTAAATTAAATGAATGATATCCGACTACATTATCTTCAGCATCATTTATATAAAAATGGTCACAAGCAGGTATTTGTTCTAGTTCAAGAGACAAGTAAGATAACCCTAGTGCTGCTTGAGAATTAATTATATCCTGCGTAACGGGAGCATCTGCAGCCCATTTAATATCTTTATTTGAATCGTAAAATATATGATAAGTGCTCATAGCCCTAATCCTCCTGTAAAATCTTTTGCTTTAAAAATTATATATGCGTAATATATTGTTTGTTTATTTGTACCAAACTCTTCGTCTGGTGCTGTGCCTGCTTCATCATCACCAACTTCGACATTATACCCAAACTCGTGATTATAAATAGTAAGTTGAGTAGTGCTCATTGTTGTAGATATTCCCATTAGAGATATTGAGTCCCATGTAGATTCTACTTCTTCGATTAAATCATAGCCATAGTTATTGTTTCTTGCATAACTTGGTGTATACATTCTATTTGCAACACCACTTGTTAAATCACTTGCATAACACCATCTTACTACATAAAGAGGTACATATCCTAAACTATGACTTATTGTAGTACTTGTAGGGTAATCAACTCCAGTTGCATCATTAGTAGCATGTGGTGCTATTGAACCTTCTCCTTTTGAATGAATTACTAATCCACGAACAGCCCGAGAATCAAAAGCAAGTGGAGTTGTACTACTTGTATTAGCAACATCTACTCCATTTTGCGAAACGAAAACACCAAAATCTGAAGTGCCTCTTTTACCTACTAATACTCTATTTGCCATTAGAAAAGTGCCAACGTTGAAAAACCTTTTATAACTGATATTGTTGCAGTTATAGAAGTATCTCCTGTATTACTTATTGTTCCACTTGTAGTTCCTGTATAGTCCCCATTTAGTGTTTGAGCAAAATCATCTAGCGAAGTATATGCTCCTTGAAAATCAGTGTATAAAAGATTTCCTGTTCCTAAATCTTCTGTACTTATTGTAGCTGTAGAGCCACTTGCAACAGTAACATTCGTAGAAGCATTTGTTCCACCTGAAATAGGAACTATTTGAAATTGTCCAACATCAATTGCTCCTGCTACAGCACCAGCATTATCTGTATTAAATACAAGCTGATCCTTTGTACAAGTTGTTATATCATCTCCTGGACGAGAAATATATAAACCAAACTTGCCTCCTGAATGTCCAAGATTTGTATTTGTACTTTTTCCTATTATAAGTCGATTAGCCATTTTAACTCCATAGACTTGCGTCGTTCATTTTTCCATACTGACAGGGAAGGCGTAGTACAATAAACTTAAAATTAGCTGCAGTTCTGCTTACTCCTGCACCACCTCCACTAGTTCCACTTACAGACTCTTCAAACTTTATTGGATTTATATTGGTTGTTGTTGCTTCGTGCATTCCTGCTCTTTCTTGATACCTTTCTTCTTGGTCGCCAATATCATAAGTTTCAATAGTTCCTTTTTTATCATCCATTGAAACACACAAAGGTATATACCCAAGTGTTCCTTTTGTACTAGACCAGTTTATTCCTGTGGTAGAAGCAGCGCTGCCTCCCGCATATGTCATTCCACTTCTTACTGAAGTTGAATCAAAAATTAAAGGCTCTGTTGGACTTAACACATCATCTCCTGGTTGAGATACTTGAAGTCCATATTCATTATAGGCTGCATAAAAAGTGCCATTTACAGGTAAATACTGAGTGCTTATATTATGACTTAAAACTATATCCCAAGTGCCTCCATTTCCAACTTGATTTTTATACCAAACGTATACATCTAAACCCCCAATGTTATTAGTTCCATCTATACTAATATAAGATCCCACTCTTATTGCTTCTGCATTTGTGACGTTATAATATCCTGTTGCATTTGCAAATGCACGCTCACTTACTGTATGTACTGTTGCTAATTTACCTATTACTACTCTATTTGCCATTATGAACTATCCGAAATTAAAATCCTTTGATTAGTTGAATCAATTACAATGTTTGCGCTTGATATTGCGCTGGATGTTATTGTCCATCCACCAACGCTACCACCAGTTTTTGCTCCGCCTGCCAAGGTATTTGTATTAGCTGCTGTATTAGCTTCGGCTAAAGTAGCTTTTGTTCCTGCTAGAGTAGACGCATTAGCTGCTGCGTTAGCCGCATTATTAACTGAGTCTGAAGTAGCACCTCCTGCATCTGTTACAGAACCTATAGTTAAACTTCCCTTGAAGAAAGCGTTACCTGAAGTATCTATATAAAATTGTTTAGCGTGAATAGACCCTTGACTATTTAAAGTAATACCACCAGTAGTGTACCCACTTGTATCTTTTGTTCCACTATAGATTGCAGATGAATCAATAGTCCAGCCGCCTACTGTGCCTCCTGTCTTAGCTCCACCTGCTAAGGTATTTGTATTAGCTGCTGTATTAGCTTCGGCTAAAGTAGCTTTTGTTCCTGCTAAAGTAGAAGCATTGGCTGCTGCGTTAGCTGCTGAATTAACTGAATCTGAAGTAGCTCCACCTGCGTCTGTTACAGAACCTATGGTTAGACTTCCTTTAAAGAAAGCATTTCCACTTGTATCTATATAAAATTGTTTTGCGTGTATTGAGCCTTGACTATTTAAAGTAATACCGCCAGTAGTATATCCACTTGTATCTTTTGTTCCACTGTAAATTGCGCTACTGTCAATAGTCCAGCCACCCACACTACCACCAGTTTTAGCCCCGTTTGATAGTATGTTTGTATTAGCTGCTGTATTCGCTTGTGATAAAGTAGCTTTACTATTTGCCGTATTTTGAGCGTCTGAAGCTGAGTTAGCCGCAGCTGAAGCTGAGTTAGCCGCAGCTGAAGCTGCAGCTGTTGCTCCTACTTCTGCTTCAATAGTAGAAGCTGCTGTTGCTCCTATTTGTACGGATTGCCCTATAGCTAGTGTTCCATTTGCACTATAGAACTTAATAAACTTGTTTCCTGAATCCTGTCCAATATTTACATTACCAGCACCATCAAAGTATACACCTAAGTCCCCGTCTGCAAAGGTGGTTTTATTTGCTGTGACAAACTTACCATTATCTCCACTTGTTCCTAATTGAATTGTGTTTGCTATATTTGCTCTATTTGTAAATGTAGTATTTGCGCTTAATCTATTTGCTTGTAATGTTCCTTCAACAATCACTGAGCCATCGAAAGTTTCAACAACTAATGAACTAAAGTTTGCTGCTGTTATTGAACCTGATGAAGTAGCTGCAGAACCGTTATATATTCTTGTACCTGCAACATCTGCACTATTGTCTGTTACTGTTATTCTATCGTTTGGTCTTATTGTGCTATCACTTGCATTTGCTATTACAGCTGAAGCTACCGCTTGTGCGGAGGCATTATTAAGAGTACCTGCAAAATTACTTGCTTGTGCTGCTGATATTTGTGAAGTAGTACTTTCTTCAAAAGTAAAGATACTTGAACCTCTAACCCCATCAACACCTATGCTACCAGCATTTACTTTTACAAAATTAAGTGTTTTTACTGCTACTGTTACGCCACCTGAATTATCGATAATAGGAATAGTTGTGCTACCTGTAAGAGTTGAACCACTTCCTATAGCTGAGTTTGCATTAAGAGAAATTACTCCACTTGCTGATACAGCTGAACTTACATTTACATCTGTTCTTGTTCCATATCTAAAACTATTTGCAGTATAAGGAGAAGTTGCATCATAAGTATATGCCTGACTTCCTTTAAATACTGTTGGACTTGAACTAAAAGTTGTAAAATCGCTAATTGTTCCGCTACTATTTGCATCAAAAGCGTGTGATTCATTTGTAAAAACTACAGTATATGCATCTACTCCTGGTGCTCCTGGTGCTCCATTATCTCCTTCAATTGATTTAGATAATGATTGTATTTTTGTAAATGTAAACTCATTACCATCACTATTTTTGACTGTAATAGTATAAGTTACTTTTGCATTATTTGCAGTCATGGAGTTATGTACTCCAAATCTTCTTGTGTATGTTGAAACAGTACTTGCACTTCCTACAGTAATATTGTTACCTGATGCACTTACTCTAAAAGAAGGTGAAGCATAAGGAGAGCTGTCATCGTAAGGAACTTGAGTTATACCATCGTATACTACAATATCTGTTCCCGAATCAGTATAAGTTACTGCTCCCGCATTTGTGGTTGGAAGTGTGTGTGCCTCATTAGATAATATAACAGTTATCGCATCTGCACCATTATCACCGTCTGTTCCGTTTGTTCCGTTTGTTCCGTCTGTTCCAGGTTTTACACCGTACACTGTTAATTGGTCTCTAGCTTTAATTGCTGCAGAGCCACTATCTCTAATTTGAACTTCTATTTTATCAGGCATATTGCTGAAAGAAGATTGAGGTGTGTATGTGTAAGTATTTGTAGTAGTATTTGCCTGACTTACATCATTTAAGAAAAACTCGTAATATACAGTTCCATTTGTATTTAATGCAGTAGCTGTTACTGTTGTACTTGAAGGAGAAGGAGTGCTTCCTGTATTTGCATAGGTAAATGCTTGATCACCTATAGTTAAGTTTACTGTTCTTGAATCTACTCCTGCTGAGCCATCTTCACCATTTGCACCTGGTAGTCCGTCTGCTCCTTTCTCTCCACTAGCAAAATTAACTAAAGAGAATGTACCTCCAGTATTTAGTACTGAAGCTATTACAGTATCTTTCTGTCTATCGAATCTTAATGATTGTGCAAATAAGTTAGCTCCTGAGTATGTTCTGTCAGAGCCACTAGCTACAGTCATTGAAGTATCATTTTCAATATGTGCTACTCTTGCCCAAAAACGAGAAGCTCCAGCATCGTCTAATATTACTAAGTCCCCTGCTCTAAAGTCCGATAAAAATGTTGTGGAAGACCCAACTACATTTGAACTAAATCTTTCTAAACTAAAAGTACCATTTGCTTGACTTAAGTCTTCATTTGATTGTCCTAATCTTTTGAAGAAGCTAAAGTAATATGGTTGTCCTCCAGCAGCTGTAGCTGCTACATTATCTGTTCCAGCAACGACTGCTCTTAATACGTCTGTTCTTGTAGATCCTCTTGCTAAGTTTCCATCGTAATCAAATAGTAAGTACCCTGTTTCACCGTCTGCCAAACTTGAAAAGTTTTGTTGAGTAAAATTAGTGTTTCCACTTTCTATAGTTATACTTGGTACTCCAGTAGGTGGAGTAAATGTATAAGTACTTGAATCAAAATTAACAGTAGCATTTGCACTGCCTATACTCATCCCTGTAGTTAAACTTCCGCCTCTAGCAATTTGTTGATTTAGTCCTGCTCCAATTACACCTTCACTTGGTGCGGCTGCATCTGAAGGGTCAAAAGTAAACTTAGCTTGTATAAACTCAGAAGTGTACCCTTGAGTATTAACTGTTCTTATACGTACTCTGTACTCATCCCCTGGTGGTATATTTTTTATGCTAAAACTGCTTTGTCCTCTACTTCTAATTTGTTCTCTAATAAAGCCACTATTATTTTTTACTTTATCAGATTGAGGCACATCATGTTCTAAGTCAAAACCAGCTAAGTGTTCATAAATATCATCTAATGCATTTCCGTCTGAATCTGTTCTTATAGATTTTGGTGCTGTCCATTGTACTAAAGCTTTATAGCCTCTTATTGGTTGGTCAACATCTGTAACATCTCCACCTTCTTCATCAGGTATTATTTGTATAGATACATTTATTGGCAGTGGAACTATCTCTGTTCTAAGAGGTGGTCTCATTATATCAGGTATATCTGGTATTACCCAACCTCTATCTATTTCTGTAAACTTGTTAACATCATATTCTGCTGCAGTAATTTCAAACTGTAGCTCTTTTGTTTTTTCTTTTATACCAGTAATAATATACTCTTTTGCACTTCCAGTTACATCAGCTCCTGATGCTTGTTGTCCTGTAATTGCATATATTACTTCACTGTTAGGTGCGGAACTAAATGCACTTGATACAGTTACATTTGATGAGTTATATGATGAAATAGGTTTTGTTTCTATTCTTTGATCTTCTGACCATATAACTTGTACTAGGCCACCTGAATCATCTTTTAATTGTGATGCAGAAGCTTGAGTTGAAATTGCTGTTCCGTTTGCGTGTTCTAATACAAGGTCGCCTACTTTATAATCTGTGCTGTTAATTGTAGCAGTTGGTTGCGCTATATATGCACCTCCGCTTGGATATATTAAATGTAAATCAAAATTATCTGTACCATTTAGACTTAATGCTCTATCTGTTTCGATTACAGTAGTAGTAGAAGCTTTTGCAGTTGATACTCTTCCAGAGAATTGTACATCTTTGTCATCTGCATCTTGTACAAGAATAACATCTCCAGCAACTAAAGCACCCCCATTGATACCTGTACTAAATGTTACGATTTCTTTTTCTAATTTTTCAGTAAGTAAATGCCATCTTCCAAGTCTTTGTGCTTGACCTTGAGAAGTACAACCAAGAGCTGGTAAATCTTTTGATATTACCCTACCTGTTTCTGCAATATTATTATCGTCTGTTACTATTTCTACTGCTTGTTTATACCTATTACCTGGGTCATTCCAAGTAACCTTTACTTCATTTGTTCTAAATCTTCTAGAACTGCCTGAATAACTAAAAGTTCCTTCAATAACATTTGATTTACCAAAAGTATATATCGGGCCTTTCTCTCTGTTTGAGTTTAAACTCACTTGACCATTGTGCCAAATAAGCATACCACGAATCATAGTACTTAAATCTTTAAGCAATCTTAAAGCATCTTGACCTTTCTGTATATATAAGTTACATGAGAAGCGAGGCTCTGTTCCGCCTTTTCCATTTGGTACAAGTTCGTCACAGTACTTCGCTAAATTATATAAAGTGTATTTATCTACTTGTGTAAAGTCAAAATCTGGGTCTACATACTTTCCAAGACCATATCTTGGATTTGTAATTAAGTCCATAAATATCCATACTGGATTGTTACTATATACAGGCATATAGTTAGGACTTGTAGCACTAAAAGTTTTTTGGTCTCCTCTAAAGTTACCGTCCCAGTCTACAGGGTTTCCTGTGTCTACACCTGTAGTAACATTACGACTATAAGAAGCAGTTGCCCTTCTTGCTCCTGTATTATCATGTATTTCATCTGCTGGAAAGTAGTTGGTAGGAACTTTTACCTTTAGTCCTCTAATTTCGTATGCTCTTTCAGGTATATCATCAAAATCTTCTGCATCAACTATCACAGCTGCATAAGCTGTATAAGGATAAGTTAACTTATCAGTAATAATATTTTCTATAGATACTAAACTGCCTTGGTTAGTTTGTTGCCAATCATTTTCTTTTTGATTTACTGGAGATACTCTTTGAACTTCTATTTTGTAATCAGTAAAAGGTTGGTATTTTGATATATCAAAACTAAATATACTATTGAAAGGAGCTCGTATCTGTCCATCAATTATACCTGTACTACCAGCTTTGACTCTAGTATTTCTATGATAATCTCTAACATTTGAAGATAAAGTTCTTCTACCATAAATAACGTGTTCGTTATTTGAAAAACTATCTGTTGAATCTGTTTTATATGAAAAAACTATTCTATATTCAGCAAATCCCGGTCCTTTCTTGCCATTTGTTTTGTTAGAAATCATTGAAGCATGATTTAAAGTTATACGAATGTAATCTACTTCTCCTGGGTCTGCTATATTCATACCAGTAGAAGCAACTCTGCTAATTCCTGTTTCTCCGTTTCTATTAGGAGAAATGTCAGTATTTATTCCTAAAGCACTATTAGTTGGTTGACCTATTGATCTTAAATCTGTTTGGTCTAATGCTGCATTTATTGAATGTGCTGAAGAAGCACTACCTACACCAGAAGGAGCAGATAGATATGCTTGTTCTCTTTCTCCTTTTCTAAATGCCCAGCCAAAGTTGTTAAAATTGTATTTTAGTGCGTCTCCTCTTGCTGATTTAGGAGGAGATATTATAACTGCAGTAGCTGAAGTTGTTACTCCACCTCCATTTGTTAAAGTTGCCTGAGTGTTACTATTTATAGTTGAAATTGTGTCTACTAAGTCGATTGAAACGTTAGCAGAAGAAACTGTTTTTGCAGGAGGACTGTCTACTCTTACATGAGTAACATTTATAAATTGAGTTATTTGACCTGCATACTCTGTGCCGTCTTTACCCGCTCCTTCTATTCTAATAAATTGATTTAATGGTTTTGCTTCATCTCTAATATCATCTGCTGCAAAGAAAGAAGTAGCAGTACTAATAATATTATTACCTGCAAAAGTAGAAGCATTTGTAGCTCTTTTCTTACCTGCTATTACAGATATATATCTTTGTCCTTGTGCAGTAGTAAGATTTTCAAATACAGCTCCACCGCCTTGGTCTGTTACTACCCTACTTGTTGCATTATAAGAAGCATTAGGAGTTCTAAGTAGTTGGAAATATGTACTTACATTTGCAGAAGCTGCAGGATTACCGTCAATTACAATACTGTTTGGTCCGTTAACTAATCCCTCAATAGGGCCTTCAGACACAGCATCATATATGACAGCAGTTTGATGTCTAGTAGATTTTGTTAATTTATTATATCTGGAGTTTCCTGCCATTATTTTTGTTCCTCTGTAATTAGAGCGTCATTACCGCCACCACGGCCTCCGCCACCAGAGCCACCACCTGCTGAACCTCCACCGGTTCCTCCTGAATAGCTACCTGAGTAAGTTCCATCTTTCCTTCCGAAAGTGAATCCATTACTTGCAGTAATTTTTGTGTCTGTAAATCCAAAGTTTATAGGTGCACCGCCTACTTCTAACTTACCATAAGCTAGAGGCACTGGTATACCTACTTTGGCGTTATTAATCGGGCCTTTAAATAGATTTGATTCATCCGATTCATCATCGGGCATTTCGGGAGTTAACATATCTACTATTCCTTTTAGTGCGAGCAATCCTCCTCCAACTATAAGTGCTACTCCAAGAGCTGTTGTTGCTCCAAAAGTAAATACTCCTAGTATTATGAGTGCTACTCCTAGTAACGCTTTTAAAAAGTCTGCTCCTTGAGGTAAAGGAGTAACAATTAAATCATCCTCTCCTAGGTCACCGTGTAAATTATCATAATCAAGAAGTTCTGAGCCTTTTGCAACATGAAACTCTATACCTTTATCGGTACAGTCTAATAAATATTTTCTAACACCACCTTTCATTTGGTCAATAGCGTGCATAGCTTCATGAACATTTTTACATACGAGTTCATGCTCTTTTCCAAAGAGTTCTCCCATTCTTCCTAATAATATTATCTTTCTTTTCATTGTGGTTCTAA